TACTGTGGTCTATTAACTTATACTCAGCACATGTTGTTTCAGATAGTGAAGGCGAGTGAACCCTCGTTTTGCCATGGAGATGATAGCTCATCGTTGAAAGCTCGAGTCATGAAGATCATAGGCCATCGAGATTTGTCCTGCCTTTGATCAGTTTCCATAGATGGATCGTCATTTGACTCGAACCAGCACCAGTGTAACATTGATGCAGTGGATAATGCGTTTTTTAACAAGTTTTGAGTGATTATTAAAGGCTTGATGTGACACGTTCTCGAGTAGGAAGGTATTAGTAACGATCCGGAGTTTATAGCTGATCAGTTGATCAAATAGGCGACCTCCGAAGAATAGCTAGCATTCTTTGACTTGCCCATTAAATGTTAGGACAAGTACATGTAGAGAGTATCAAGAAGAGACCACGGTAAAGTCATGCCCGGCTTATCAGTATATGGGACGACATATTCAGGACATCCCACCCGGACGACACTTGGCAATACCCTGTGATCAATTGCGTATTATAAATATGTGATGACCAAAGCGGGTGTAGAACCATTGATGATGGCTGCGGGTGATGATGTTGTCATGTGGGTTCAAGATGACCAGGTAGATTAGCTAATAGCATATCTTAGAATATATACAGCTGACGACAACCCCAAGGAGCCTATGATGAGAGGTTTGGGCCAAGTCGTAAAGGACATAACGATTAGGCCTTGGTGGAACATAGATTTCTGTTCTAAATCATCATTTCATGTAGGCAATTAGAATACGGATGAGGGTTGGTACTTGACCCGCGACATTTAGAAAGCTTTCACCACGAAATAGTTCCTAATGGATGATAACTTCATCTTCAGGAAGACCCCACCACTGTACGACGCTGCCATCGCTTACAGCCTGAAGACTGAACTTCCAGTCCCCTTCTTTGAAGATCTAGCACATATACGAATGGGGAACGCATGAAATTTGACTGTAGATGAGTCCCTTTTGGATACGTTGTATAAAGCACAGACCTACAAGCCTCTAGAGGTGAAGATACATCCAGAACACTTGCAGGTACTAAATTCTTAGATCATGTAGCACTTGAAAGTGCGTTTAGGATCATTGATTACCGCTTAGGATTAGATAATTCACGTGGGAAAGGGTCAGGTCCAACACTTAAAATGCAACCAAAGAAAACGGTTAAGCAAGATAAGGCAAAGAAACTTATCAAAGCCGCGCGCAGGGCTAAGAAACAATCAGCGCAAGGAACGGGATTCGAGGTCACACCAAACCCAGTGCTAGCAGA